TTGTATCGGCGCTTACTACAATGGTTGCATTGCAATATAGAATTTCGCGTCTTGGGTTAGTGCCATCGTTTTCAACGTCTGCGCCGCCGGTTTGCGTTGATGTCTTTACAAGGAACGCAAAGCCAGTTCCGCCGGTTGTTGAGTTATCAACCCAGTATTGTTGCGCCGTAAATGGAACAATGATGTTTACCGCGCCAACAAGAGTTCCGGTAAATTGAATGGCTGTTTTATTAAGCTCTGAACCGCTTAATGTGTAATTACCGCTAAAGCCAACGCCAAGGTTGATTGTAATAAACGAAAACGCATAAACAGCGTCTTGTCCAAAACCGACGGTGAACATATTAGAACCGTTAGTCGTGACAATGCAGCTATCGCCAGGGTTCATGGTCTTTGTAGCAGAACCATCAATAGTCCCGCTTGGCGGCGTAATAACAATCGCACCTGTGCCCTGATTTACAAGGTTTACAAACCAGCCTGTTGTAAGTGTGGCCAGCGAGTCAAACGTGAATGTGCCAGAACCACCCGTGTAAACGACCGTAGCGGCACGGTATGACGTTGTAATAAGAGTGCTTACTGCAACACTGTACGCAGGATATTCCTGATTCAGCGTTGTGGTGATTGCCTTAATACCAAGTCCGGCCAGTGTACCAGCCGAAGCCGAGGACGTACCCGCCCCAGCTTGGTAAACGCGGTACGCGCCAGAAGCCGTACTGTTGTCGGTTACATACGCCGACCAAGCCGCGCCGGAAGTGGCTGTGAGAACCGTGCCGCCGCCGTTGGCCAACACCGTAAAGGCACTGGTGCCTACGTTATTGAACAAAGCATTGTAGCCAACCGAGACTTGGTTGGCTGGCGGCAATGTGAAGGTTAAGCCAGTCGTGGTGCCAAAACTAATGTCGTTGATCGCCGCAACCACATTTTGGCTGGTCGAGGCTTCAGTCGGCCATACGGTCGTAATGCTGGAAGTGGCAGTGTAAGACTTATAGCTAGGCTGCGCTGGGTCAAGCGTTCCGCCGCCGAATACTTGTGTAAAGCTGGTCACGCCGTATTCCTTTTCTGTGCGCGGTCAAGAATTTTCTGCAAATCCTCGCTGTTCAATGCCGCCATATCACGATCATAGGCTTGGGACCAAGCTGCTGATTGTTCTGGGTTCTTCAAGTATGTGAACGCCTCAGTCAACGTGCCGTGGAGCAGGGCGTTGGGCGCGTATTCCGTCAGCCAATTTGTTTGCAACGTATCATCCAACAACGGCAGAAGCTGCCAGTAGCTGATTTCATACGGAAACGTAGTTGATGGCGTTGGCACGAAGATAAAGTGGTTGTAGTCGTAATCCGCATAATACTTAGGCGTGCCGGTCTGAGTATCATCCGGCCAGTATGTACGGATGTATTCATACGAACGCGGCAGGAGCGTAACGCGGGTGTTGAATGTCGTCGCGGTGCCGACATTAGTGCCGACATTAATGCTGACGGTTTCGCGCCAACGGTCTGGTTTTTGATAAACACCAACGGACGTTGTGTATGAAGTATTTACGTTATTGATAAAGCCCTGGATTTTAAGTTCACGCGCAATCTGACGCTCACGCAAGTTAATGAACCCAGGAAGTTGGGTGTTGAACTGCTCGTCAACAGCCGACCCGCCCCGTTCGCAATAAGAGCGAACGTCCGACTGTAAACTCGTAAATGTCATCGCTGTTGGCATTTATAAAAATACCTAAGTAGAAAAAAAGATGTTTGTTGGGCTTAGTTGCGTTACCGTAGGAATGCCAGCACTTCCATAACCTGATGCGCTATAAACAACTTGAAAAGTTGTATTTGGACGAAATGAAACAGAATTACCAGTTGGTCCTACACTAATGCCCATAAGGGTTTCAGCGGTAGGTCCGCTGGTCGGTTGCATCGTAATGTTGCCAGCATTAAAAGTATAAATTTTAGTTGAAGCTGTTGTGGGAAGATTAATAAAATATAATTTTGTAGTGCTACCAAAAGCGTCTGTTGCTGTACCACTTATATAAAAAGTATCAGTTTCTGCTTGAGTGGCTGTAATATCAACATAAAAACTGGATCTGTAGGGTCCAGATGCAAGTATGTTAATTACTCTATTAGTAAATGCCGGTTGTGGTGGAGAAAACGGCGTCATTACATTTCCCATGACGCACCTATGCCGAAGCTGTGTAAGTGCGCGTCACGCCGCCACGTTCGCAATAGGAGCGAACGTCAGACTGTAGACTCGTAAATGTCATTGCTGTGAGCATTTATAAAAATACCTAAGTAGTAGCAAAAGGAATGTTTGTTGCGCTCGCTATTTTTACCGTAGGAACGCCAGAACTTCCATAACCCGTTGCGCTGTAAGCAACTTGAAAAGTTGTATTTGGATTAAATGCAACAGACGTAGTGGCGTGAGTTGTGCTAATAGAAAGCGCACAGCTAAAAAGGGTTGTAGCAAGCGTAATGTTGCCAGCACTAAAAGTATAAACTTTAGTTGCCGCTGTTGTAGGAAGATCAAAATATACAAATGCTGATGTACCTGTTGTTCCGGCATTCGTTGCTGAACCACTTATATAAAAAATATTGCTTTGTGATTGAGCGGCTGTAATATCAACATAAAAAGTGCTTGTGTAAGGCCCAGATGCAAGTAGATTGATTGATCTAATAATAATTGCCGGTTGTGGTGGAGAAAACGGCGTCATTACATTTCCCATGACGCACCTATGTCGAAGCTGTGTAAGTACGTGTCACGCCGCCGTAGGCTGCAAAAGTTCCAGCCACAGATGTAGACCACATGTAAACTACACCGCCGCCGCTAATGGGCGTGCCGGGTTGAATAAGACCATATGAAGATGTTGCTACAGCCAATGCGATAGACTGCGTGGTTGCAAGAGCAGCACCTGTGGCACCCATATTTAAATATACAACTGCCCCGGAGACACCCCCGACATTGGCAACGTAAACAATCGGAACGTCGTAAGCCCTCGCGTCTGCCGTATGAATTGTATTTGCTGAACTAGATATTGTTGCAGAAATAACAATTACAGGCGCACTCGGCAAAGAAGCACTAAGTGGAAAGAAGTCTGTGGTCGGAGAAGTCCCCGGCCCACGGCCAATAAAAGTTGTCATCAAGTTATCTCCACAATAGTTGCAATTGCGTCAAGCCCACCCGTTGCATACGCGGTTACTTGAATCGAGCCGGTAGCAATCAATACGTGTTTTTCAACACCAACCGCTACGACAGACCCGCCGGGGGGGACCGGCGTTTTCCTGGCGACGAAGTAAGTCGTGAGCCCATCAGTCAGGCCAATGTCTGCATAATTCATAGCGTTTGAAGTAGCGGTGTTGGCCAACGTAAGGCCAATAATCATGCCTCTTGTACTGGCCGGTACGGTGTAACTGCCAACTGTATTGGCGGTTGTGGCCGTTATGATAGACGCCTTGAACAGATATTGTGTTGCTGTAAAAGCCATTAGACCATTCCTTCAGTTTCTACCCAGCTAAGGGTAGGCTCATCCCACCGGTACATCTTGCCGTCATCGGGCATCGGCACGGGGGCTTGCCAATCGGCGTTCTCGTCCAGCGCCCACGACGGGTACGGTTGTGGCGTAATAAAGGCATCCCGGCCAGCGTCGTAAGTGTAGCCAATCCCAGCGTAATGTTTGCGGATATTAGCATTATAACTGGTTTGTTTCCAGGTTCCGCCTATCAGACGTTCGCAGAACGCTGCGCCAATGTATTCTTTTTCCACGCCGCTCGCGTCAGCGGTGTCTGGGTTGCTAACAGCGATCACTTGCAGGACGATGTTGTTAGCGTCTAATTGGGCAAAATGGGCCATGTGTTTGCTCCTATAAACGTAAGCCGGTGAGGTCGTCGTCGCTGCCGACATAACCCACGGGGAAAGTGTTAAATGACATACTGACGCGCTGGTCGTCGCCCTGTACGGCTGGGACCATGTGCGTTAGCGAAGATGGAAACATGATCAACTGGCCTGTTCCAATCGGCAACCACCAACTCTCTGAGTTGCTCATATTAAATTGATTTATCGGCAGTTTGATCTGCTGATAGCTCTCTTTGAAGAACTGAATACGGTCAGTCTCTTTGTTGGCTTTGATGTAAAGCACACCGCTAACAAACGAGTTGGGGTGCGCGTGTTTATGGTGCCACTGCCCCGGCGCGGTGTAGTTGACCCACGATTGCGTAATGCGGAGGCTGATGCCCTGCCTTGGGCTGTAGATTTCCTTAAAGTATGAAGCAACCGAAGAATCTACAAACTCACGCAACGAGGCCATCTTGTTGTCGCCTAGCAGCTTACGCTCTTTGCTGGTCGTGTTGCCGTCGTTGTTCTTCTGCTCAAGGTTTAGCAAAAAGTTGTTTTCCTCGTCGCTAAACTCGCGGCCAAGCTCAAAGAACGATACAGACGTTGGAAACAGGTTGTGCGTAATCAAAATGATATGCTCCCTGATCCGGTCCATGTATAGACGCGATACCCGCCAGCGACCGTAACTGTTGGAGAACCTGTAGTAGAAGCTGCCGCAAAAGTATCAGCATAACGAACAATCACGATGCCTGTGCCTCCTGCGCTTCCGCCACCCCCTACACCTCCATTTTGTCCACCACCGCCACCGCCAGTATTTGCTGTGCCGGGGGTGCCGCCGGACCCGCCAGGGGCGTCGCCGCCACCGCCCGATCCGCCTATCCCAGGGGTCGATCCCGATACGCCGCCACCACCACCACCGCCACCGCCGTAAGGTACGCTGCTGCCGCTAATGCTTGATGCAGTTCCATTTCCGCCGTTGCCGCCTGGATCTCCAGCCGCAGAACCTGTGGCTCCTGCGCCACCACCACCCCCAGCACCGTCAGAACCGCCTGCACCACCGTTATTACCTTGGCTTGGAGAAGTTGATGGGGTATTTCCAGCACCAGCGGGATAACCGCGTCCACCGCCACCGCCACCAGAGCCTCCAACTAAACCAGCTGCTAGTACAGCACCGCCACCACCGCCAGCCGAAGAAGTAATGGTGCTAAAAACAGAATCTGTTCCCGTTACGCCGGGACCGGAGTTATACGGCCCTCCTGCACCACCACCCCCAACCGTCACGGTGTAATAAACACCAGCGACTATTGCCAGAGAACCGGTACGAAACCCACCAGCACCGCCCCCGCCACCGCCACCGTTATTATTGTCTCCTCCAGCACCACCACCACCACCCGCGACGACCAAGTATTCAACGGTTCTTCCTCCTTTGGCACTAAACATGCCAAAGGCCAGGGCCGACAAACCGCCGCGTGTTGCAATCAACGGCATTTATTTGAACTGCGTCTGTGCGGCCAACAAAATGTAAGTGTTGGCTGCTGTTTTAATCGCGGTGTAAGTATACACATCCCACGAGCTTGCGTTGCCAGCGGTCCATGCGGTGCCGCCCTGATACTTCGGCGTAATAGAAACACCATCAATCGTGATTGCGCTGTTGTAGTACGCCGTAGCGCCCGTGGTCACAATCATCACGAACGTAACAGACTGACCAACAGCCAATGCTGAGTTCAGCCGAGTGCCGGTTGCATACCGAATGTTGAGCGTCCAGTTGGCCGTCACGTTCGTTGAAAAATACAAGACAGACTGCGTATTAACATCGTAGTTAATCGTCGCGTTAATGCCCGTCCCAGGCGCAATAGTTGTGTTGACAGTCGCTGTTTCAATCAAGCTACTAGCCAAGCCGCCGACAAGCGCAGTTTTGATAATTGGGCTGTAGTTAAATGCGCCTGTCGTAACGGTCACTTTAGTAAGCTCCACCGTAGGCAGTCACGACCAGAGCCGCGCCAGCCGCTGTTGTTGTCACTGAAACCGAGGCATACAGCGCAAAAGCCGCAGGAAGAATAAGCGGCTGCGAATAGGTCAACATGCCAGAAAAAGAAACAGCAGTTGTCGATGGCGTAACCACAGTTGTCAGGATTTCGTTAATCAGAAACGCCGTCGTTCCGTCCCAACACCAGATGCCAACAATGTTGGCGACAGAGGCAACCGAGATGCCAGTCGATGCCGCTGTAACGCCGATGCTGTCAATGCGTAGGCCGTTTGTGCTGACGGGAACAAACGCCGTGATGTTTGCACCAGCCAAACTTGCAGTTGCAGTTGGACCTCGCGTTGTGCAAGCCGTCTGAGCCGCAAGAGTAAGCGATTTGATATACGGCGTCTGAGCGAATATTGGTGTTGATGTAACGGG